CGTCCGGGCTGAACCCAATATCTACTTCAAGGTCAAAGGTGCCTGCGTTGGGGACTACTGCGGTAGGCATCAGCGGATGGCAATGTCTGCGGGGCCGGAGACGTTGGTGTACTGCTTGATGGCGTCCACCACAGCGTTGCCGATGTCTGCGGAGGTGGCGAGGCCGCCGTTGACGTTGACGGTGACGTTCATGCCAGCAAACGGGTCATATCCGGCAAGAAAGCCTTCGGGTGGGGTGAAGTTGGACAGGTCAAGACCGAACCCAGCGGTTTGCCCCATTGAGGGTGCAAGCTGCGCGCCGAAGTCAACTGCCGCGCCTCCGCTCAATGGGATGCCACCAGACCGGCCGCCACGCGACCCACCCGACGTACCACCGGACACGCCACCGATCGTGCCGATCTGGGGGACAGGGAAGTTTGCGCCACCGGTCACAGCTGCCGGAGGGCCCAACGTGGCCGGCGGCGTATAACTGGGTAGCGAGATGTCCTCGGGGTTTAGTTGTGGAAGCCCAGTGATACGGGCGATGGCGTTGTAGGCGTCGATCACAGCCAGCAGTGGGGCGATCAAATAGCGCAGTTTGTAGACCAGCCTGCCGACCATTGATTCTGAGTTTTTGAGTGCGTCGGAGAACTTGAACATCGCTGCGGTTGCGGCGACTGTGTAGACGATCGCCAGCGCCCACGGGTTGACGCTCATTGCAAAGTTGAGTGCGATCACTGCGGCTGTCGTGATGCCCACGGCGTAGGTCATCGCAACCAGCGTTTCGGTGTTCTTGGCAGCCCAATCTGCGAACCGTTGGATGACCGGCAGGATTGATTCCAGCACGGGCAGGAACGCTGCACCCAGCGACTCGGTCGCCTCGTTCATGCTGTTACGGAAGATCTGCATCTTCCCAGCCGCCGTTTGGGCGTTCGCAGCCGCAGCCCCACCGAAGGTTTGGGCGAGGACGCGCATGACCTCGTCGAGCGATGCGCCTTCCTTGATGAGCGCTGCCATCTCGGGCGACAGGGAACGCAGGCCGCGCATGTTGCCCTGATACGCCATAGCCAGCGCCTCGGACACCTGCACCAGATCGCGGTTCGTGGCGATGCTGATGTCCGTTGCCAGATTGAGAGAGGACTGGGCAGCGCTGATGTCCTTGGTGCCCCGGACGAGAGCTGCAAGCGCCGGCCGCAGTTGGTCATCTGCCACACCGGTCGCTCGGGACAGCGTCGAGATGTACTGCTCCGACGATGAGATCTGTGCGTCCGTTGCCTTCACCGTGTTCCGCAGCGCCGTCGCCAACTGGGTCTGCGCCTGAGCATCCTCCATCGCAGCCTTGGTCGCCAAGCCGATACCGGCAGCCAGCCCGGCGAACGCAACCGTGGCGCCCATCGCAGCCTTTTTCAAGGCGAAGTTGGCTTTTGCGCCAGCGCCTTCAAGCTGCTGGAACTCCTTGATGGCCTTGTTTACGCCTTTGCCGTCAAACTCCGAAATGATGGGGATTGCGAGTGCCACTAGATCCTCTTCTCAACGGTGCGGGATGCGTCGAGGATAAGACGGCGCAGCGCCTCGGTGATGCCTTCCCGTGCGGCTGTAAATACGGCGCGTCCCATCAGTCGGGTCGGGACGTTGGGTACCTGCTGCCAAAACCGCTCTTGGGCGACCGTGTTTAGGGAGCGTGCGAGTTTGTTGTCGGTGGCGCGGCCGGCAGTCTCGAAGATCGCGGCGGTCGCGTCCCGTTGCTCAATGTTGAGGATGCCGACAGCGTTGCGCCGGTAGTCCAGCCGGAACCGGACGCCACGTTGGGCTCGTGCCACCGAGAACGGGGGGATGCGCCTGCCACGGTCGTCCCAGTTCCTCGCCATGCCAGAAAGCGGCACCCGGGCGTATGCCTGCTGCACTGCCGTGACAGCAGGCTTGGCGATCTCAGCGGCCTGCGCTCGGAACTCTTTTTGGAGTTCCTTGTCAATCGTGCCCAACTCTTTGATGACGCGCTTGACGTCAACCATTTCGAGCTGGGCGCTAGCCACTATGTCCTCCGTTTGTTGCGTTCTTCCAGCACCTTACCGACCGTCAACAGGTCGTCGACGTCGAACGGGATGTCGGGCGGCCACCAGCGGACAGCGACCAGCATTTCTGCTAGTCCGCGTCGCCAGGTGCCGCTTCGGTAGGGTTTGCAGGCTCCTCGACAATCACGTCAAGGTTCTGCACCTTCTCGATGAACTTGTCCAGCACGGCGGGGACAACCACGCCCGAGCTCTTGGACGCTTCCCATGCAAGGAACAGCAGATCCTCAAACCCGATGCCGTTGAGCAGGTTGGACGCCTTGTTCTTGTAGCGCCGTTCCCACGCCACCAAATCTTTCAGGGACGTGGTGACCTCAACCGGTTCTTGCTCGGCAAGGTTGTAACGCAGCGTGTACTTCATTTGGCTCCTCGTGTCGGGCCGGGGCTAGCCGGCGATTAGGCGCTGGTGTCGACGCTGTACACACCACCCGTAAAGGTGATGTCGACGGTGGACAGTGCGCCGAACGAAGTGTTGAGCACCGGCAGTTCTGCGAGAAATGCGCCAGTGAGGATAAAGCCGGGGTTGGTCGCGGAGTCCGGTGGGGCAGCCGGCTGGACACGCACCGTGGTCGATGTGCCCACAAGCGATGCGAGCGTGGCGTAGGTCTCTGACGCGGCGTAGCTCATGTAGAGCGACAAGGTCAGTTCGTGGTTGCCGAGACCCTTGACGTACTTGCGGTCGGTGTCGCCAAAGGCGGTCGCTTCCAGCGCATCAAATCGGTGGGTCATGGTGGCAGCGGTGCACTGGTCGGACAGATCCACCGAGTTCACAGTGACGACAGGGTTTGAGAGGTAGGTGCTGGTGGCCATGGGGGTCTCCTTGATTTGTTTCTAGGTTAGGGCTGCTATGCGGTTTGGGCTTGCATCTTCACAGTGACCTCATAGGCAGGGGCATCAACCCCGCCGATCGTCACCTGTGTGGGGCGGCCGTCGATCACAGCCACATTCTTCGCCATGACCAGCGCCACAATGGATAGCAGCTGATCGAGGGCGTCTTGGTTGCCGGGGCCCGATGAGATGATGGTGCAAGGCACGGACAACTCGACGATGTTGTAGTTCCACGCCGTAAAGGTCGGGGCGCCGATGAGGACGCAGCCCGGTGTGATGTTGCGTGGGTCACGGACAGCAGGGACGGCAGTGATCGTTGCAAGGGTGGTGGCGAGGTCGTCGAGCGCCTCGTTGATGAGGCCGGTGCCTGCCATTAGGCAACCGCGGGACGGTCAATACCGAGCAGCTGCTTGACCATGGCTGGCATGGCGATAACAGCGGGTGCGCCCATCCCGTCAAAGGTGGCGTAGGTGTCGCCAGAGCTGCCGCGTGCCCGGTAAAGGGCTGCGGCATAGGCGAGGACGCCGAGTTTGACGTCGGCGCTGGGCACTGTGGTCAGGCTGTCGAAGTAGCCGGCTTCCATGCGCCTGCGCCAGCAGAACTGGTTGGCAGCGGCACGGGCCTGCCCGATCAGGGTGGTGTCGTTGGCTGACGCCACCGTGATGTTCAGGTACACCGTGACCTCAGCCTCGGACACCCAGGTGCAGGTCGGCGTGTAGGTGACGGTGCCGGACGCAGCGACCCGCTCCACGTTGTCTGCGACCTTGGCGTACAGCACCTGGTTGGGCAGCGGTACGGCTGGGTTGTACAGCAGGTCGCCTTCCTCGTCCGTACCCGTGTACAGGTACTGGGGAAGGGCGTACACCGTGTAGGTGCCGTTCAGGGTGGCGTCGACGCCGGTGACGGTGATCGACTGGCCGACCTCCAACTCCGCAGCTGTAAGAAGTTGGAGGACGGCGTAGTCGTCTACCAGATACTTATGTGTGACCGTGTAGGCGGCCATGGCGGCCTCCTACCGGGTTAGGCGATCTCGACGAACTTGCTGGCGTCGATCATCAGAGTGGCGAGGTACCCGCGGAACTTGATGTACTTCGACAGCGAACCGTCAGCGGCTTCCACCTGAATTGCGCCCTTCTGCTGCTCGAAGATCTCGAAGCCGTCGGCCGCGCCAATCGCGAGGAAGTCGCTCTCGTACGGGCAAACCACAACGGACAGACCGAACGCGTTGGCGTTGAGCGTGCCCGGCGAAACGTTGCCGAAGGCGTTCATCGGGCCGACCTGCGGGAACAACGGACGATCCGCAGTGTCCGAAAGCGAGCCGAGAGCTGCCCAGAACGACGGGCTGACGAACATGTGGGTCGGCAGGTGCGTCGATGCGTTGAGGATGGTCTGCGACGCGCCGTAGATCCACTCAACCCAAGCGGCTGGGTCGGTGGTGTCGAACGCTGCGCGGGTTGTCGTGATGCCAGCCTTCAAGGCTGCCTCGACGGCGTCCTCGGTCTGCTTGCCGTAGACGCGCGCCATGTCGTCAAGCAGCAGTCCAATGACGGCCGGCTCGGTCAGGTCGTAGTCCTCTTCGGACAGTCGGACGTAACCGCCGTACAGCGTCTTGGTGACGTTGTTGTTCTGCACGACGAACGTGCCAGCATCAAGCGCGACGTTCTCACCGTTGGACTCGCCAATCGTGACGTGCGTGGTGACCTTCGGGCGACGGAAAATCTTGCCGCTGCCGGGCATACCCTTGACGCCGATCGCGTCCATAACCGGGCGACGGCCGATGAGGTTGTTATAGACAGGGCCGACGATGGGCTCCGGCAGGATGCCCGGCGTGTCGGTCGTGGTGACGTCCGGCGCGGCGGCGCGGAGCGCGGTGAGGAACTGCTGGGCCTCAGGGCCACCAGCCAGCACCTTGGCGATGTACTCGGATGCCGACGGCAGCTTGTACTGCTTCGGCTGGGCGAACACGATCGGCGCCACCTGCGACGCCTCGATGACTGCGGGGGACTCGGACACTTCGATCTCCTTGGGGGTGATGTCTTCGGTAACAGTAACGGTCGTCTTCTCTTCTGCTGGGATTTCCTGCGCGGACGCTGCCACATCGGTGATGACTGCACCAGCGAACGCCGGCACCGGCACCATCGACAACTCCAACCAGTCGGCGGCGGTAACCACCATCACACCGTCCTTGTCGTACTTGTACTTGGTCGGGTTGACGCCAACCGACACCGAGTCGAGGACGCCTTCGGTGGCGAGCTGCAAGGCTTCGTCGCCAGCCGCCGTCTTGGCGATCTTCGCAGCGAACATCATGCCCTCGGGGGTGTCGACCCGCTCGGTGACGACGCCGACCGGCTGGGTGGCGTCGTGGTACAGGAACAGTTTCGGAGCCTTCCCGTCAACGGGCAGGGCGCCAGCCTCAAACCGT